TCACAGCTTGAGCGCGTGCTCGAGGATGCCGACCATGTCTGGGCCGTCGTCGTTGATCCACTTGCCGTAGTGCTTGCGGATCATGTCGGTGGACGTGTGCCCCATCTGGTCGGCGATCCATTCCAGGGGCACCGCGCCGGTGGTGAGCAGCTGGCTGGCGAACGTGTGCCGGCAGTTGTTTGGCCCACGAAAGCGCACGCCGGCGGCTTTCAGGTGCGGCCGCCAGAAGCCCTTCAGCAGCATGTCCGAACTGGTGTGCGCCGCGTGGGTGCTTGAATTGTGGAATACGAACCGCAGCGGCCGCATGCGCTTGGTCTTGTTGTCCCGCTCTGTCACCTCAACCACTACCGGCTTCAGGTCGCGGGTCAACTTCGCCTGCGCCTGAAGCGCCTCGCGCGCGGGCTTGAGCAACTTCACTTCCCGCGCCGAGCGCCGTGTCTTCGTCACCTTGTAATGCCCACGCACCTGGGAACGCTGGAAGCGGACGATGCCCTTGTCCAGGTCCACCACATCCTCCCAGGCCAGCGATATCGCCTCGGACACTCGCGGCCCAGCCCAGATCATGAACTGCGCCAGGTTGCGCTCCTGCTCCCGCTTGGATGTCGGCGGTGATGTCGCGCCCGTTGACCACTACCCGGCAGATGGGGCTCGGGTAGGCCGTGGCCTCGCGGTAGGCGTCCGCCGCCTGCTGGGCTATGCCCTGGGCTTGGCCCGCCGCAGCGCCCAGCAGCCCCTTGCCCTGGTCGATGACTGAGCCGATCACCGCAGCAGCCCCCGCAGGATGTTGCCACCGATGCTGATGGCGCTGCCGAGCATGTCTACACGGCCATCGTCGATGCGGGTGAGCTTGAGGGTGAATTCAATGCGCCGCGCCTGGCCGTCGCGGAAAAACAGGGTGCGCGTCTCGCTCAGGCTCTCGATCACCCAGGTGCCGTAGATCTTGCCGGTCCCCTCCACCAGCGGCCACGCCTTACCGGTGTCCGCCATGTAGCGCAGCGTGTCGAGGCTGACCTGCGTACCGGCCAGCGCCGGCAGCAGTACGCCCGGCAGGGTGATGCTGTCATCACCACGCCCCAGGTACTGCCGCGCCGGGTTGGTGCCGATGCGGCTGGTGCTGCCGTGGCGCCAGTCGGTTTGCCGCTGGAATTCCTGATAGGCGAGCGTCTCCAGCGAGAAGACGAACATGCCGAGGGCCATCATCATGGGTGGTTACTCCTAGTCCTGGTCGTACAGCGAAGAGCGCGCGCGAGCGCCCTTCTCGCGTTCGTACTTGGCCATCTCGGCCGCAACAGCGCGAGCGATGGCGTTGGCGTCCTGCCCAGGGGCGGCATGTACGTGGATGGTGATATTGGCGGGCGCAGCCTGCACCACGGGCGCCGATACACGGGCCGCCAGCGGTGGGCGACTGTCGATCGGCGGCATATCGGCAAAGGCAGGCGTTCCACCGGCCAGGCCAAGGCCTACGGCGCCAGCGGCGGTCAGGCGCTTGGCAGTACCGGCCAATTGCTTGAGCGCCCCGCTCTCGCCGCCCGCCAGCCCCTGCTCCAGGCCAGCCATGGTGTCGCCACCGAGGCCGGCGAATACGCGCGAGGGCGAGTGAATGCCGAGTGTTTCCTTGAACCAGCCGATGGCTTTTGCACCGGCACCGGTGATCGCGCTTTTAACCGCGCCCAGGCCACCGGTAATGCCGTTCACCAGTCCGCTGATCATGTCGCTGCCCAGCTGCTTGAAGTTCTCCGGCAGCTCAGCGAGCCAGCCGACCACAGCGCCGAGCAGCGCCTTGAATTTCGGCCCGAGGGTTTCCCAGTTGGACCAGATGTAATAGGCGCCGGCGGCAATGGCCGTCAGCGCCAGCCCGATGGGGTTGGCCATCAGCGCGCGGCCGATAAACAGGATGCCCTTGCCCACCAGTGGCAGCGCGGTTTTGCCCAGGTTGAACAGCGTGCTGGCCAGCCCTGCGCCGCGAATGCCGAACAGCATCATGCCGTAGCGCACCATCGCAAACGGGCCGAGAATGCTGGCGATAGCGAGGGTCAGCCCGCCCATGCCGGCCATCAGCACGCCCACGCCGGCGGCGGTTTTGACGATGTTGGCGGCGAGCTTGGGGTTCTCGACTATCCAGCTCTTTACGCCGCCTACCACGCTGGCGAGCGATTGGGTTACTTCGCGCAGTGGGCCGTTCTGTTGCTCCTGGAGCTGGATGCCGAGGTCTTCCCAGGCTGAGGAGAGTTCGTCCAGGTCGCCGACCAGGTTGTCGCCCATCACCTTGGCGGTGCGCTGCGCCTCGCCCTGGGTCTGGCGCAGCGTGCCAATGAATTCCTGCAGGGCGCCGCTGCCGGCCTGGGCTACGAGCACCTGCATGCCGGCGACCGCTTCCTCGCCGGCGATGCCCTTGAGCAGCCCGGCTCGCTCGGCGTCGCCCAGGTTCTTGGTTTTCTCGTAGATTTCCTGCAGCACGGTGGGCATGTCGCGCAGGTTGCCCTGGGCGTCCACCGCGCTGATGCCGAGCTTGTCCAGCGCCTTGGCTGCTGCAGCAGGTGGTGCGGACAGGCGGTTGAGGATCGCCCGCAGCGCGGTACCGCCCATGCTGCCCTGGATGCCGGCGTCACCCAGCTTGCCGGCCATGGCGGCGACGGTTTCGATGTCCTGCCCGACGCTGGCCGCCACCGGCGCGGCGTACTTCATCGTCTCGCCGAGCATCTGCAGGCTGGTGTTGGAGCGAGTGAACGCGCCCACCAGCACATCACCCAGGCGCCCGGTTTCGCTGGCCTTGAGGTTGAAGCCGGTGAGGATGTTGGAGGCGATATCTGCCGTTTCCGCCAGGCCGCTGTCACCGGCCTTGGCCAAATCCAGCATGCCCGGCATAGCGTCGAGGATCGACTGCGGGTCGAAGCCTGCCATGGCCAGAAAGCCCTGCCCCTGCGCAGCCTCGGTGGCGTTGAACATGGTGTCCGCACCCAGCTGCCGCGCCTGGGCACGCATGGCGGCCAGGTGCTCGGAGTTTCTGTCCAGGCGAGTCAGCGCCTGCACCTTGGCCATGTCGGCGTCGAACTGCACGCCTGGCGCCATCATGCGCGCGCCGGCATAGAGAATGCCGCTACCGGTGGCCAGCCCGCCGGCGCCGGTGGCGGCCATGCTGCCGGCCAGGGCCGAGGTGCGTTCGTACTGCTCCTTGGCCTGGCCGAGGCGCTTCTGCTGGGCGGTGACCTGCTTGAGACGGTTTTCCTGCTGGGTCAGCGCCTGGTTGGTCTGGGTGATCTTGCTGCGCAGGTCGCGCTCATGCTGGCCGAGGTTGCGGGTGCTGATGCCCGCCTCGCCCAGCTTGCTGCGCAGGCCCTGGAGCTCGCGCTGCTGCTGCGCGTGCGTTTGCTTGAGGTTGTGCCCCTGACGGACTGCACCCTGGAACTCGCGGGTGAGCGCCTTTGTGGGCGTGGTGGTGTTGGCCATTTCGCGGGACAGCGCTTTGACGCGCTCGCGGTTGGCCTGCAGGGCGGCGCCGGTTTTCTCGGTGGCGCCCTTGAGGTTGCGGAATGAGCTGACGTCCTTCTGCAGGGCTTGCAGGCCCTTGAGTTCGCCACGGGTTTCCTTGAGGGCGCGGCCCAGGCCAACCGCACCGCCGGCAATGGTGCGCAGCGGGCGGGTGGCGTTGTCCAGGGCTTTGAGGTTAACGCGTAGGCTTAGATCGCGCGCCATGCGTGCGCTCCCATCGTTCGATGGCGCGCTCGCGCCAGTCCATCAGTTCATCCAATCCCATGACGTTCATCTGCTCCGGCCCCCAGTGGAACACCAGAGCGATGTCCGCCATGACGTCATCTACGCCGCGGGGGATTCCGGCGTGCTGCCCGTCTTCTGCAAAAAACCGGCAATGGCATCCGCGCAGCCGAGCAGGTCGGCCACGTCCAGGGCGGCGACTTCCTGTTCGGTGAGGGTCGGCTGGCTGATGCGCGGCACCAGGCGGATGGTGGCGTTGACGTCGCCATTGATCAGGTCCGCCAGCTTGAGGCCGCGCAGCTCGCCGGCGGCGGGTTTGCGCAGGGTGATTTCGGTGATGGTGTTCTTCTCGCCGCGCGGGATGGGTTGTTCCAGGACGAGGGGGTCGCTGTAGGTGGGTTTGGTCATGATGCTTCTCCTTGGATTGCGAAAGAAGGAGCGCCGGCGCGCTGGCCGGCGCCGGGATTACAGGCCGATGGCCGCGCGGTGCTCGGCGAGGCGGTCTTCGCCGTTGACGACGAATACGAAGTTGAGCAGGTCGATTTCGATCTCGACGTTGCCGTCCACGCTGAGCTTGTAGTAGCTGCAGGTGGTGGTGAACGAATGCTCGGTGTCTTCGCCGGACTCGGCGTCGCCGAAGTCGATTTCTTCGTGCCGACCACCACCTCAACGGCGGAGACTTCGCCGGTGTCGTCGCGCTGGACGGCGCCGTCCCAGCGCAGCATCACGCCATCGGCCTGTACGGCGCCGAACTGGCGCAAGGCGGTCAGGTCCCAGCCGCCGAGGGTCCATTCGAGCTGGATGCCGTCATCGGAATGGCCGAGGTCGACCTTGACGGGGCCGTCCATGCCGCCGCCGCGCCAGGCTTCCAGCTTGCGACCGAGGGTGGGCAGGGTGACGGATTTGCACTGGCCAACGTAGCTTTCGCCATCGTTGAACAGGTTCATGTTCTTGAGCTTTTTGGGCAGGGCCATGGCGGCGCTCTCCTACGGCGCGGCGGGGCCGCGCGGGTTGTGTGGGGTCAGGCTTTGATGCCGGCGGCGAAGGTGATCAGGTGGCGGTCGGTGATGCGCTGGCGCAGGCCCAGGTCTTCCAGCGGCGGCACGGCCGTGTAGTCGTAGTCGATGAACGCCTTGCCGGCCTTGAGGGTGTCTTTGTCGTTGGCCGCAGGGTCGAACCAGCATTCGCCGCCGAGCAGGTAGCCGCCGCGAATCAGCTCGCGGAACTTGGCGTTGATGCCCTCGACGATGTCGCGGATCAGGCTGGCGTGCATGGGTTTGTCCACGGCCCAGAAGTGGGCGTCGGCCATGGTGTCGGCAAGTACGTGAGCGGTGCGGGTATAGTTCTCGAAGGCAAACAGCGGGTCGGCCGAGCAGGTGCGCGAGCCCCAGAAGCGGAAGCCCTCGCGGCGAATCAGCGTGGTGACGTCCGCGGCGTTGAGCAGGCCAGCGTCGGTGGCGGGGTTCTGCAGGTCCCAGTAGATGTCTTTGCTCAGGCCCGACACGCCGTTGACCGGCACGTTGGACAGGGTCTTGTGCCAGCCCACTTGCTGGTCCAGCTTGGCGCGCAGGCCCAGGGCACGGGCGACGGCGCTGGCTGGTGCGTTGGCATTGGTGGTGGTGTCCCAGTTGACGAAGTCCGGCCAGATGAGCATCAGCTCACGGGCGCCGAAGCCGTCGCGGTAGGCAATGGCCTCGCTCACCGTCTCGCAGCCGTAGGCGTTCGCATAGGCGAAGGCGCGCAGCTTTTCGGCCATGGCGACCAGTTCGGTGGTGACTGGCAGCGAATCGAGCCCCGGCACACCGAGGATGCGCGGCTTGACGCCCAGCTGCGCCTCGGCAGCGAGCAGGGCCTTCATGCCGGTGTACTGCCCGCCAGCGGTGACGCCGCCGATGATGTTGGAGGTGGTTTCGGCCTCGTCTTCGCCCTCCTCGACCCGCACCACGACGGTGACGGGGCTGGCCTGGTCGGCGATGGCATCCAGGCTGCGCGCCAGGGTGCCTTGCTCGCCGGCGGACCCGGAAGCGGTGAGCACGTCGGTGAGCAGGACGGGCTTGTTTAGCGGGAATTTGACCGCATCAGCATCGCTGCTGGTGCAGACCATGCCCACCACGGCGGTGGAAACAGTACGGATTGGGCGCGTGCCCTCGTTGATTTCGAGGACGCGGACGCCGTGATGGTATTCGGTCGACATGCGGGAGGCTCCTGCGGGCGTGTGCCGGATCAGTGAGCCTTGATGGTGGCTCGCGCGCGCAAGGGCGGCGAGCGGTGGAGCGTGTAGCAGTCAGCGCTACACGGGCAAACCTTCGTGCAAGCATGTGGCGATTCCCCCGCTGCTCATGTAAAACGCTCACCAGCATATGATTGGTTCGAGCCGCTATCGAACGGCTACGTAGAGGGGGGGACGATGATCGCAGTAAACCAACACAGGGATGACATTCAAGGACTCAGAGCCTTGGCTGTTTTGGCTGTCATCATTTTTCATGTTAACCATGAATGGCTGCCAGGCGGCTTTATCGGCGTCGATATATTTTTTGTTATCTCTGGCTATCTCATCACTAGCATCATTTTCCAGCAAAAGGAGCAAGGACGCTTTAGCTTCGTTTCGTTTTATGCATCACGCTTGCGGCGCATTGTTCCGGCGTATCTTTTCCTGCTAGCCACTGTGGCGGCAATCATGGCCATCTTACTTATTCCAAGGGATTTCAACTCCTTCTATGATTCGCTAAAATCCGCAGCTTTCTTCAACAGCAATAATTATTTCAAAACGCAAAATGATTACTTTGCACCGGCCTCGCATGAACTCCCGCTTCTACACACTTGGTCTCTAGCTGTAGAGATGCAGTTTTACCTATTGCTTCCTGCACTACTTGTATTAATACCTACCCGCCTCATCAAGCCAACAATCGGCGCAATCGCGGCCACCCTATTACTTTACTCGTCACTCCTTTTGGCGGACGGGGGGCGGCAAGATGTATATTTCTCATTAGCTGCGCGCATACCCGAATTCCTGATAGGAAGCCTCCTAGCATTAAAAAACAACCACACTCTAAAAAAACCTAACACCAACGCATGGGTAGGACTAGCACTTATCGCGCTGAGCTTCATTTTCACAACCGAAGAAAGTGCATTTCCTGGCTTACTAGCTTTGCCACCTTGTATCGGTACGGCCCTGCTAATCAGTGCACAGGGAAGCAAAGTCAACCAATGGCTTTCAGGGAAAGTATTTGTATTTACCGGGGCGCTATCCTACTCGTTATATTTGTGGCACTGGCCGATCTTGGCAGGCCTGCGCTATTACTTCGAGGTTTATGAGTTACCCGGAGAAGCCTTAGTTATTTTTTTTACCCTCACATTAACCGCATCATTGATTTCGTATTATCTCATCGAGAACACACTACGTCGCGCCAACGGACGCAGCGGGATTTATAAGTTCGCAGCTTTTTCAGGGGTCACTTTACTTGCAGTGCTTATGGCCAGAGCCGCCAACCCGATGGTTAGCTACTCTTTACCAATTGAACTTACACGCTACGCCGCCCCTGAAGACATCTGCCACGGGCAAATAGTTGGCGAATGCCTTCGAGGTGATCGGCAGTCATCGACAGAAATTCTTTTACTTGGAGATAGCCATGCAGCACAACTTAACTATTTCGCCGACGTTTTCGGACAAACACAACGATTACGCATAAGAGTAATCACCGCTAGCAGCTGCGTTCCAATTGAGGGCTTCGATGTCGTGCGAGTTAGAGAGCAAGCAAGGGAGTCTTGTAGTAATCAGATAGAAACAGTGAAAGCTCACTATGAATCTTCGCAGGCGCTTTTAGTAGCTGGGAAGTGGCAAAGACACGCAACTAGCGATCCCTTTATGTTAGCCCTAGACAGATTTCTTAGTGAAGCCAACAACAGGAATCAGCCAGTCATCTTGCTTGCGCAGGTACCCATGCTCGAAACGAACGTGCAACGAATGAACAGGCACAATGCGCTTGGAAGCAAACGAGTTGCAAAACTTGAAGCAACCTGGGGCGAGGCCAATAGAAAAATAGAGAAGCTTGCTTCTCGATATCCCAACGTAAGATTCGTGGACTTCTCAAACATACCGCTTTTTTCCACACCGCCATTTTCTAATGGCCGCCAAATTTACCAAGACGAACACCATCTTAATGAAGAAGGGTCAAAAGCCTACGGCCAAGCTGTTTCAAGCCGCCTCGGGGTGATTCTTCGAGGACTTACGCTTAAATTATCCAGCACAACTCCGCACTATAATCCGGTGATAAGCTCGCGGCCCTTACTGCGTTGACTTACTTCATTATAAATCAATTTATTTTTGTTTAGTATTTCCCACCCCATACACTGCTAACTGTATGGTGGAGACCGCCTCCGACGTGATGTCTTTCGCCTTCATCGTGTCGTTCCCCGCCAAGGCTTGGCGTACCCCCTCCTTGGCTCCTAGGCGGATTTCGCGAATTTTGTAGAGCGCTTCAGTAAAGGCTGCAGCCTCGGCAAGAATGCTATCAGCCGCTTCCTTAGCAGTGCGACCGCTTATGGCCCAGGCAGCAACGCAGCGCGGAACATTCTCGATCGGGTATCCGTTGCCCTTGAATTCAGCGGCTTCGGCTGCAGCGCGGGCGTATTCGACGGCGCGCAGCGGTTCGCCAACTACACGTACGCGTGCGGTGTCCGCAGCGGCGTCGATTATGATGCAGAGTCCGTCGGCCGTGGGCGCGTAGGATGCGGGGGCAATCAGGGTCGGAAATCCCCTCTCGTTTGAAGATATTTCAAATCCTTGCGCCTGACCTTCAAGCAACCTGACGTAATCTTCCGATGATATTGGTACGGCGTCGGAAGGGGTGCTCTGAGCGCTTGAGCCATAAAACCCACGAGTTGACGCAGAAAATATCATGTACACACTCCTCAGTGGCCAATAGCGATATAAAAAGCATTTAGGCTTGGGCTATTGGAAATAGCCCTCGCTTTGAATCCAGTTTGGGTAATGTTGTATGCGCACCACCCGTCAAAGGCACCCCCCATATCGCCAATTACGCCCTGCGTCATGCCATAACACTCACTAGGCCACGCAGTTGGGAATATCAGAGTGATCTCACTGTTGTCATCTCGTGGAATGGGAAACCTTCCCCATTGAATGCCAAACTCCACAAACCAGCTTGGAAGGAAGATATATCCGGTGGGTCCCAAGGAAAATGACAGGCCATGACGCAGCTTTTTCGGCGTGACTGCCACATCATCACGTGCTCCCTCATCCACCTCATCCTGAGTTCCCACTCTTAGCACGCCGCGCAGCAACTCGGTGGCATTAGCTGCAGCCGCTCTCAGCGCCTGGAACACCCGCAGAGCTGGCATCAGCTTCTTATCGTCCTCACCGAGCAGAGCATCCTCTTCGGTTGCGACGGGGATCTTGTACTGCGGATGCGGATCGGCCGCAGCGCTGTGCGCCGCAATCAGCCCATCGCAATAAGCCCGTGTCGCCAGCACTACACTGGGGTCGATCTTCAGCTGGATGTTGGCCGTGCCGCTGGTGATGACGTGCATGCGCACCACCTGGTTGCGGCCGCTGCCCTGGGCCAGCAGGGGTTTGTAGCTGGGCGGGCACTTGGCTACTGCGGAGAACACGCCGTCTTCATCCTCCAGGGCCAGCTCGCGGATCCACCAGCCGCCTACGTTCGGCGGCAGCACCAGCTCGGCGATCAGCACGTTTTCATCGACTGGCGAGGGATACAGCTGGTTGAGCTGGGCGCGGTAGACCTGATTCACCAGCGCGGTTTGCCCTGGGCTGGGAGCCGGGTCGGTGCCGTTGGCATCGCCGAGCAGCATGTGGGTCAGCTTCCACTTCTCGCCGAGGGCGTTCGCGTTGGTGTTCTTGGCGGCGCCGAGGTTGGTCAGGAAGCCGCCGAACTGGGTGTTTACGTCAACCATGTGGGTACACGTCCATTTCGTCGAGGGTGTAGTCGCTCACGCCGATGTATCGCTGCACCAGGACATCGATGTCGGCGTTTTCCCAGGGATACACGTCGAGCTCGTCGCCATCGGTGACGGCAACGCCGACGTAGCGTGTGAGGTGGGTTTCAAGGCTGATGTCCAGCCCAATCAGGTGCCGGCTGACAGGCTTGGCGTCGTCGATCAGCAGGCTGAGGGATTCATAGGTCTCTTCGCTGATGCCGGTTTGCAGCACGCCGATTTCCAGCGAGAAGGTGCCGGGCACGCCTTCGGGCACTTGCTGCCACCATTCGGTCACGCGGAGCAGATAGCCCAGCGGCTCGACCACGCGGCGCAGCGCGCCGATGGTGCCTTTGCGCGAGTGCACGAAGTACGAAGCCTTGATCACTTCGCGCTTGATGGCCTCGGACCAGGTGGCATCCCAACGGTCCACCGAGAACGCCCAGGCCAGGTACGGCAGCAGGTGCACCGGGCAGCGGTCGGGGTTGATCAGATCCCGAATCGGTACCGGTACCCGCTCGATCTGCGCGAGTGCTTCAGCGGCCAGCTGTTCGAGCTGACTGGCGTTGGGCGGCAACAGATGCCGGGCCGTCATGCCTGGGCTCCGAGGGTGACGCTGTAGCCGGTGCAGTACGGCGCCTGGGCTGCGGTGGCGATGATGTCGACCCAGCCGGGCAGCTCGACGCGGCGCACGCCCTCGATGTGCAAGGCGGCGTCCAGGGCGGAGCGGTTGACCTCAAGCCCTAGCCGCCGGCGCTGGCTGACCAGGGCGGCGAGGCGCTGCTCGGCGGTGGCGCGGATTGGCTCCGCCTCGGGGCCAACGGTGTTGAGGTAGAGCACGGCGTCGACGCGGTATTCCAGCACCTCGGCGGACTGCACGGTAAGGCGGTCGCCCACCGGGCGGCGGTCCTCGTCGCTGAGGTAGGCGGCGACTATATCGAGCAGCGCCTGATCGGCTGCGCCGTTGCCCAGCAGGGACTGGACGGTGACGACTACCACGGCGGGCGATGGGCTTTCGGCGGTGGCGTCGGCCACGCGGCCATCGGCGCTGCGGGCGTGGAGGATATAGCTGTTGCGCGGGCCGGCGGTGCTGAGCCCTTCCCAGGCCATCTGGGCGCGCTCTCGCAGGCTCTCGTCTGATTCCCACACCGCAGGGGTCGGCGGCACGGTGATGTTGTCTGCCGGGGTGACCACTAGGCGGCTGACATTGACGTTGGCCGCGAGCTGCTCTAGGTCGGCGCCCTTGGCCTTGGCCAGCATAGTGCCGAGCGCGGCCTCGTTAACGCGCTGGCGCAGCAGGGTTTCGCGGTAGGCGTTTTCTTGCAGCAGCTTGGTCAGCGGCTCGGATTCGAGCGCCAGGGTGGCGGCGACCTCGGCCTGCTGCTCGGCGGGCCAAAGGCTGATGGCGTAGGCCTTGCGCTCGGCGAGGATCTGTTCGTAGTCGATCTGCTCGACCACATCGGGATCAGGCAGCTGGGCCAGGTCGATGGGCGTGAAGGTATTCATGCGCTGGCCCCCAGGCGCAGGGGCACGCTGAGCGAGAGCGCTTCGTTGGTATCCACGCGGGTGCCTTCAAGCTCGAGCACCACCTGCCCGGGGCGCTCGCCCAGAAACAGTTGCACACGGCTCAGGCGGATGCGGGTTTCCCAGCGCATCAGGGCCATGGCGGTGGCTGCATAGGCCTGCAGGCGAGTGGTGTCGTTGGTGGGTGCGTCGATCAGATCCGGCAGCTGGCTGCCGTAATCGCGGCGCATCACGCGCGAGCCGATGGGCGTGGTGAGAATGTCGGCGATGGACTGGGCCAGGTGCGCCGAGTCGCTGAGCGTGCGGCCGGTATGTGCGGACATGCCGATCATGGCGTCGGCTCCAGGGAAACGCCGTTGCCGGGCGTAACGCCCTTGGTGCGGTGGTTGACCAGGCTGATGTCGCCGGCGATGACGTCTTCGCTGGCTCTTAGGAGACCTTCGATATCCACGTTGCCGATGATGCTCACCCCGTCCGGCGCGATGAGCTTCACCTTTCCGCCTTCTGGCAGCGTAGCGGTGAGCATGTGGATGGCGTGGTCGTAATCGATCACAGCCCCGTCCGGGTAAGTCCGTCGGCGCAGGTTTGCGCTGTTCGACGGCGCCGGACGTTGCTGTGAGTAGAGTCCGACCAGGACGATGCCCTGAGCCGGTTCGCCGCTTGGGCTAAATAAGATGCACTGTTCGCCGACCGTGGGCGGGTCCCAGTCGCTGCTGCTGCCGGCGCGCTGGGCGAGCCATGGCAGATTGGGGATGCTGAGCCCGCCACTTTTGACCGTGCAGCGCGCAGCCTGATGGTCCACTGCGGCGATGGTGCCGAGGCGGATCAGGTTTTCGAGGCGGCGCATAAGGTCGGTGATGTTCATGCCGCCATGCTGGCGGTCGCGTGCGCGTGGCGCATTGGTTGGGCTGTGTAGCGGTGGCCGTTACAGGGTCAGGGCACCAGGTGCGCGACGAGCTGGTCGCGGATCATCTCCAGTTCAGCATCACTGAAGCCGAGCAGCTGCCGGCGTTGGTACTGAATGTCGGGCGAGTTGCGGCCGGGTTTGTCGCGCAGGCCGTACTGGTGGATGCGGGCCAGACGCGAGACGCGGCCGGCGAAACCGAGAGCGATTGAGCTGGCATCGCTTTGCAGGCGTAGGTAACGGGCGGTGCGCAGCTTGGCGAACATCTTGCGCTGTTTGATGCGGCCGGCTTTGGCCCGCAGTTGCTGGCGGGGCTTGCGTGGGGCGTAGGGGGTGCCGTCCGGGTTGCGCTGCGCGCCGATGCGCTGTTGCTGGCTACGGCGCAGTTCACGGGCGATGGTTTGAGTGACCTTGCGCCGCTCGGCGGGCTGCACCTGGTTGAGCAGTGCGCCGGCCCAATTTTCCAGGGCGCGCAGGTCGTCAGCCATTGCCGCCCCACTCCGCAATCAGTTCGCCATCGCTGGTTTCTACGCGCATGGCGGGTACCAGGAAGGCTTCGTCATCGACCACCGGCTCTGCCGGGTGGCTGACCTGCAGCGTGCCATTGTCCAGGCGTTTGACGATGACGCGCTCGGTGAGCGGCAGGGTGATGGACAGGTCCACTTTGCTGTTGTCGAGGATGTCGGCCTCGAACTTGATGGCGTCCTTCCCCTTCTCCAGGTTTTCCATCAGTTCGCGCTGGTTGACCAGCACCCAAGCGAACAACGGGACGGCAACGGCATCCGGACTGCCGGAAAAGTCGGTGAGGATCAGGTTGAGCGTGTAGCTGTATTCGAACGAAAGCCCCGGCGCGGCGGTGCTGCGCATGCTGCCGGAGTCGACGAATACCAGCAGGCGGTCGGGGTTGCGCTTGAGTTCGGGGATGGCGGCCAGCAGGTGGGCGCGCAGGGATTCGGGCTTTTTCATGGTTGGACGCCCCGCTGGTTGTGCTCGAACACCACGTCCACCTGGGCGGCGCATTCGGCCCAGGCGCTGAGCAGGTAGTCGCTGTCGTCGCTGAGCTCGCCGTTATCGATCGGCGCCGCTGGGTTGAGTGTGCAGCGCGTGACGACTGGACAGCCACTGACGGTAACCGTCTGCTCCGGTGATGGCCGGGCGTTGGTGCAGGCGGCGAGCAGCAGCAGGCAGAGGCTGATCAGCCCAGCTTTGATGGGGCAGGTCTTCACGGCGTTGCTCCTTTTTCTGTACCTGGTCGGTGGCGTGCTCCTGGCGCACGCTGGCGGTGGTTTGTTGCAGGCTGAGCTGGGCCAGCCTCTGGGTGGCCACCTCGCCCGTGAGCCGGGTGATGGTCTGCGCCTGGCGGGCGTTGCGCTCGTTGGCGGTTTGGAGGCGTTCGGTGGCGATATCCGCGCGGGCCTCGGCGGTGGTGATGCGCTGTTGCTGCATCCAGACCAGCAGGCAGAGCGCGGCGACCAGGGCGAGGCCGTAGGCGAGTTGGCGGGTGATGGTCATTTGCGGTACCAGCCTGCTGCGTTCATGGCTGTTTCATCCAGCAGACACAAGTCGCCGACGACTACTAAGCAGCGCGCGCTGGATTTCACCTGGCGCAACGTCTCGACGAATTGCTTGACCTGCTCATCCGGCGTTCCGGCTGGCAGCGCGAGCACGTCGCCATCCTGCAGGCTGTACTTGCGGATCTGCTCGAAGTCGGTCATGCGGCTTTCTCCTGCTCGCCGGCGAACTGGGCATAGGCCCTGGCCAGTTTCACGTCGTAGAGGTTTTTGGCGTAGTTCGGGCCGTTGTAAATGCGGGCGAACTGTTTCCAGTTGCGGGCCTTGAGCGCCTTGTGAAGCGCCGGGTCGGCTTCGATAAAGCTGACAAAGGCGTCGAGCTGGGCGGCTTCGCTGAGGGCCATGGTGTCGGCGAAGTGCTGAACGTCCTGGTAGCCGAGACGCTGCCAGTGGTAGCCCATGATCTGGAACAGGCCCCAACTGGCGGATTCCAGGGCGGATTCCTCATGCACCATTCGGGCTGCGGCCAGGCGCTGATTTTCGGCAGTACCACCCAGGTAGCCGCCTGGGGTGCGGTTGACAACGGCTGGGACGGCGACTGCCAGCGCATCGGCCTCCGCCTCGCTGAAGCCGTTGGCTTGCAGGCGCTCATGCATCACATGTCGCTCGAACAGGATCACCGGGCGGCCATTGGCGGCGAAGCCCTCCCCTTTGCTTTCCACCTGGTTGACGGCCATGACGCTGGCCAGCGGCACGCCGAGGCGGTTGGCGGCCTGCTGCAGGTCTTTGCGCTTGAGGTAGCGCGAGGTGTCGAAGCCCTTGAGCGCGGCCTGGGTTTTCGGGCCGGCGACGCCATCGTCCACCAGGCCGACCTTGCGCTGGTAGGCGCGCAAGACGGCCTCTGTTTCGTCGCCGAAGTCGCCGTCGACCGCGATGGCGTAGCCGTCCAGCCTAAGCGCAGCCTGCAGGTTGCGAACGGCGAGGCCGCGCGAGCCGTTGCTGAGAAGTTGCGTCATAGCTGGTCCACCTTGCGATTGAAGTGGCGTTTGGCGACGGCCCGCGTGAACTCGATGCCGAGCAGGCCGATAACGCCGCCGAAAAATGGCGCGGTGCTGAGCGGGATGCCGAACAGGGCCAGGCCGTGGCTAGCCGACAGCGTGGCGAGGCCGCACATCAGCGATTCGAGGATGACCCGGCGCCATGTGCCGCCGCCGTAGATGATCCGCAGGCCGCCCATGACGGCGGCGAGCAGGCCGGCGTAGATGGCGGGCCAGTTCTGTTCGAGCCAGGCGCTGAGCCAGGCCCACGTTTCCGGTCGGTCAGGCATGCGCTTCATTCCACTGTCCGTTGGCTGTGAGGGTGTTGATGTGCTGGACCACTTCACCCAGCTGGGCCGGGCTGTAGCGTTGCGGCATGGGAAAGCCGAGCGCGGCGGCGCAGAACTCGCTGCAGAACCAGCGGCGCCGGCTGTGCAAGCCAACCGGCAGAAATTGGCTGCCGAACAGGCCGAAGTAGTCGTAGCCCTGCCCGACGTTGGCGCGGAAAACGCGGGCTATCTGGCGGTAGTCCGCCCAGGGCAGCGGGATCAGGTCCCAGTGTTCGTGGTTGAGCTCGATGCGCTTGGCGCGCACGCCGCCGTCCATGGCCGAGGCGGATAGCCAGCGGCCATCGGGCATGACGATTTCGCAGTGGCTGTAGATCGAGCGCGTCCAGAGACGGATCAGGCGGTTGAACAGCGTGCCGCGGCCCTTGTAGAGCGCGAGGTAAATCAGTCCCATAGGTTCACCGTTTGGCGTTGCTCGGCGCGCACGGGCTGTTCGGGCAGCTGCACCAGCGTGCCGTGCGGGATGATGGGGCCGAGATCGGCCAGGCCGGGGTTGGCGTCGAGCACCTGCTCGACCACGCCTGCGGTGCGGCCGTAGTGCCGCCAGCAGAGGGCGTCGAGGGTGTCGCCCTGCTGGGCGCGCACGGCGGCCATCAGATCAGCTCCACGGTGGTATGCACGCGGCCGAGGATGCTGCGGATCGCCCAGCGGACATCGCGGCGGTATTCGTCGGCAGTGGGCAACTGGGCATCGGCGCGCTCGGCTCCGTCGCCGGTGGCGCTGTAGTCGCGGTAACGCTCGGCGATCTCGGCGCCCACGGCGCAGCCGATGGCCCGGTGGTAGAGATGGACGAGGTAGCTCTTGCCGGCGACCTCGGAGGCCGGCACGTCCTGCAGGGTTTCACGCCCTGCGGCGCGCTGCTCGCCCTGCCAGCTGGCCAGCTCGCGGTTGACTTCGATGATGGCGTTGACGGCGGCGGCTTCGAGGCGGGCGTCGGTGACGCTGCCGTCCAGGCGGAGCGAGGCGCGCAGTTCGCGGCCATCCACATCCGGGAACCAGCCGTCATTGGTGATGGGGTACGGCTCAGCCGTGCCGCCGGATGCGATAAATGCGCTCATGAATTCCTACCCTGGTTCGGCGGTGGTCGGGGCTTCACGACAAGGCCAAGGAGAAAGCCTGTCGATCCGCCCCGAGCCGCCGAGTGCGTGGGGAACGCTCAGTTAGCGGGTGGCTCGCCGGTACCGGGTTCGGCTGGCTTGCTATCCGCGTGTCTCTTCAAGAGCCGGTCAACGCGCTCCAGGTCTTTCTTGCCGCCGCAGTTGCTGTGCAGGTCGATGGCGCGGGAGAGGTGGGCGCGTGCCTCTTCCAGCCCCTCAGCGTTCGGCGCGGCTTCGTCCAGTTCGGCCAGGTAGGCCTTGCCCAGGGCAAGGTGCAACTTGGCGCGGGCCTGGTCGGGCATGTCGTGCTCGGCAGTGATGTCCGCTGCCAGCGTCAAAACGAAGCGGTCGAACGGTTCGCCAGCCTTCTGCTGCTTGAGTGCAGCGTTGGCCACTTCCTCAGCCAGCAGGCAGCCGGTGGTGCGGGCGAAACGGTCGGGCATTTTCAGGTTGTGTTTGAGCACGTAGCGGCCAATGTTCAGCGCGCTGACGAAATCGCCGGCGTCGATGCTCCACACCATCAGGGTGGTGAGCACGTCGTCCTGGGCGCCGTTGCCGGCGGACAGCACGCCTTCGATATAGGGCGCGTAGGCCGGGATCAGCAGGCGCTTGAGCTCGGCCTTGCCCTGCTCCGACTGCACCTGCTTGAGGCGCAGCCGGTCCTGGTTGAGTTGCATCAGCTGCTGTTCGTAGGCGGTGGCGCCGGCCATGGACCGCTCCGGCGCTGCCTCAGCGGCCTGCAGGGCTGCGCGTTTGCGCAGCTGGTTGCGTTGGGCTGGGCTGAGCATGGTTATGCGGCCTCGATGTTTTCGACCAGGGCGACCAGACCGAAGTCCTCGATCACGTAGGCGTCATTGCTCGACTGGTAGTCGGCGACGCGGTCGTACTCCGGCTCGTCCTTCACATGACGGCGGCGCGCGCCTTCCTGGAAGTAGATGGAGAGGTTGCTGAGGGTGGTAACCAGCACGGTACCAGCCGGGAAGAACGGTGCGTCGACGATTGGCAAGCCACCCAGGCGGGCCTTGGTGACGATCTGGTCGGCGGCGTTTTCTTCCTGGTTGGAAGCGGCGCCCTTCTCGACCGCTGCCAGCAGCTTGTCGTGCAGCAGGTCACGGGAAACCATGACCACCAGATTCGGGTGGTTGCGGTGCCACGGTTCGAGCATCTGCACGGCGTCGAACACCACGCCATCCAGGGTTTTGTAGTCGCCAGCGGCGCCGATGGTGACCTTGCCGGAATCCTCGACGACTTCGTCCAGAACACGATCAGGCGCGCCGATGCGGATCTTCTCCAACCAGCCGACGTTGACGTCCTGCAGCAGCGGGTTGGCGGCGATATCGGAGGTCGCTGCGGCACTGGTGCCGTTGAAGCCGATCATGATGCGGTCCAGCGCTTGGCGCTCGGTAATGGCTGCGGACAGCCGCGCCTGGAAATCCTTGAACTTGGCCCAGGCATCGATCAACGCGTAAGGGAACGAGCTGTCGAAGTTGGTCTGCTTGCAGGCGTAGGTGTCTTTGCTCAGCGCGCTGCGCTCAACCGGATTGCGACGCCCGCCGCTCTTGGTGTTGGTGCGGCTTGCAATCGGGCCGTTGACGCCCAGCAGCAGCGCTTCACCTTCCTGCTGCTCGACGCCAATGATGTTGATGCGCTTGAGCAGGCTGCTGGCTTCCTGGATGGCCGATTCCAGCTTCTGCTGCACGGTGGGGGCGACGTTGAATTTCTTAGTGGCGTTGTCCACGCCATTGAGCTTGGCCACCTGCTGCAGGTAGCCGTTGAACAGTTTGCGGGTTTCGTTACGCATGGGTTACTCCGATGATGGGCGGCTGCTGGCAGGTGCCTGGGGTTAAAACTCGGCGAGGACGATGCCGTCGCCGCCGGATACTGGCGGGCGTTTTTGTTGGCTGTGGTCTTCGGAATTGCCGAGCTTTTCGGTCAGCTCGGTGACAGTCGTTTCGAGCTGAGTGGCCTTGTCGCTCAGTGCGGTGAGCTCGGCGCTGTACTTCTCCAGGCCCGCCTGCTGCTTTTCAGCGAACTCCACCAGGGCGGTGACGGCATCGCCGATCTCGGCGAACTGGCTGTCGGTTTCCTTGCCCTTGGTGAAGAGGGCCTTGACGCGGTTGGCCAGATCGCCGAAAGCGCCGGGTTTTTCGGTAACTTCCTCGAACTCGAGCTCCGCCTCTTCGGCGGCAGTGAACAGGTTGTCCGGGTGCTGTTTGCGGTTGGCCAGGGTGCCGTGCTTGGCGCTGAATTCGAGTGCTTCGGTACCCAGGCTGGCGGGGCTGTCGGTGATGGCCAGGCCGATCAGGTAGGCCTTGCCGGTGTCGGCGAACTTGGGCTGGACCTCGATCGAGGTGTAGACCTTCTGGCCCTTCTTGTTCAGGGCCAGCAGGGCGTCGTTGGGCTGGAGTTGGGCATAGAGGGCCAGCTTCTGCTTGCCATCGATTTCCACTTCTTCGGCCTTGACGGCCAGCACGTCGCCGTAGGCGCCGAATGGGCTCTCCGGGGCGATGCCCTTGATGTGTTCGCAGTTGATGCGGGCGCCGTAGGTGGCCGGGTTGTATTGGGCTGCGATGTCTTCGAGCCAGCTGCGTTCGATGGTGCGGCCATCGGTAGTGGCGCCTTCTACGGCGATGCGAGTCCACTTCGAGCGGAATTTCTTGGCGGGGGTGCTGTTGCCGGCCATGCGGTTTGTCCTCGTAGCTGCTGGGTGCAGTTGCTGTGAGGGCATGGTCGGCACGCTAGGCAGTACGGGCAATCGGCCAGCTGTGTATGCGAGCCAGGTACAGGACGCCGCGCTAACAGGCTACGCGCGCGGGCGACACCATCTGCGCCATGAACGCAGCCACCGAACTCACCGCCCAACGTGATAACCGCCGCCAGGCCAAGTTTTTGTACTGGACGGGCTGGCGTATCACGGACATCGCCGACTACCTGGGCGAGAAGGAAAAGACCGTCCACAGCTGGAAAACCCGCGACGAGTGGGACCGGGCCGACAACGTCGAACGCATCGGTGGTGCCCTGGAGGCGCGGTTGGTGCAGCTGATCCTGAAGGACGGCAAGACCGGCGGCGACTTCAAGGAAATCGACCTGCTGCACCGGCAGCTGGAGCGGCAGGCGCGGATTCAGCGCTTCCAGGGCGGCGGTACCGAGGCTGAGCTGAACCCGAACCTGGACAAACGAAACGCCGGGCCGAAGAAGGCGCCGAAGCGAAACGAGTTCGCCGAGGAGCACATCGAGCAGCTCGAGGAGGCCTTCCGTGATGGGTGCTTCGGCTATCAGCTGCACTGGTACCGGGCGGGCAATCAGCGGACGCGGGCGATTCTGAAGTCACGCCAGATCGGTGCAACCTACTACTTCGCACGCGAGGCGTTGCTCGATGCGCTGATCACCGGACGCAATCAGATCTTCCTGTCCGCTTCGAAGAACCAGGCGCACATTTTCAAGGCGTATATCCAGGCGTTCGCGCGCGAGGTGTGCCAGGTCGAGCTGACCGGGGACCCGATCATCCTCGCCAACGGCGCCGAGCTGCATTTCCTCGGTACCAATGCGCGGACGGCCCAGGGTTACCACGGAAATTTCTATTTCGACGAATTCTTCTGGACGTTCAAGTTCAACGAGCTGAACAAGGTCGCCAGCGGCATGGCGATGCAGAAGCAATACCGCCGCACCTATTTCTCGACGCCCTCTTCCATGGCCCATGAGGCCTATTCGTTCTGGACGGGTGAGCGGTTCAACAAGGGCAAGCCGGCGGCGCAGCGAATCAGCATCGACGTGTCGCATGACGCGCTGCAGCAGGGGCGCCTGTGCGAGGACCGGATCTGGCGGCAGATCGTCACCATCCTGGATGCCGAGGCGCGCGGCTGCGACCTGTTCGATATCGAGGAACTGCGCCAGGAGTACAGCGCGGACGCCTACGCGAACCTGCTGATGTGCCAGTTTGTCGATGACGGCGCTTCGATCTTCCCGCTGACGGTGCTGCAGCCGTGCATGGTGGACAGCTGGATCGAGTGGGATGAGGACTACAAACCCTTCGCCGATCGGCCCTTTGGCGATCGCCAAGTGTGGGTGGGCTATGACCCTGCCGAAACCGGCGATAGCGCCGGGCTGGTGGTGGTAGCGCCGCCGCTGGTACCGGGCGGCAAGTTCCGGGTGCTGGAGCGGCATCAGTTCCGCGGGATGGACTTCGCCGCCCAGGCCGAGGCGATCCGCCGGGTGACGCTGCGCTATTGGGTGACCTACATCGGCATCGATATGACGGGCATGGGCTCGGGCGTGGCGCAGCTGGTGAAACAGTTCTTTCCGAACCTGACCACCTTCAGCTACTCGCCAGAGGTGAAAACACGCCTGGTGCTCAAGGCCTACGACGTGATCCACAAGGGCCGGCTGGAATTCGACGCCGGCTGGACCGACCTCGCCAGCTCGCTGATGGCGATCCGCAAGACCACCACGGCCAGCGGCCGGCAGATGACCTACACCGCCGGGCGCACCGACGAAACCGGCCACGCCGATCTGGCCTGGGCGCTGTTCCATGCCCTGCACAACGAACCGCTTGAGGGCATGGCCGCCCAGAACACCAGCTCTGATGAGCACCGAAATTGCTGCCGCGCCTGCCCAGGGCATTGAGGCCTTCACCTTTGGCGATCCGACGCCGGTGCTCGATGGCCGCGAGATCCTGGACTACCTCGAATGCTGGCTGAACGGCCGCTGGTACGAGCCGCCGCTCTCGCTGGTGGGGCTAGCGAAGTCGACCCGGGCGAGCGTGTTTCTGCAGTCGGGCCTCAACTTCAAACGCAACATGCTCGAGCGCACCTTTATCCCGCACAAGCTGCTGAGCCGGCAGGCGTTCGGTCAGTTCGCCCTGGACTGGCTCTGGTGCGGCAATGCCTACCTGGAGCGGCGCCGGAATATGCTCGGCCAGCCGCTGAGCCTGCAGCCGACGTTGGCCAAATACATGCGGCGCGGGGCGGATCTGGAAACCTACTTCCAGGTGCGCGGCTGGAAGGATGAACACGAATTCGCGCCCGGCACCATCTGCCATCTGCGCGAGGCGGATATCAACCAGGAGGTGTACGGGCTGCCTGAGTGGCTGTCGGCCCTGCAGTCGGCGCTGCTCAACGAGTCGGCCACCCTCTTCCGCCGGCGCTACTACCAGAACGGGTCGCACGCTGGATTCATCATGTACATGACGGATGCGGCGCAGAAGGAAACCGACGTTGACGATCTACGTACAGCACTGAAGTCCGCCAAGGGACCTGGAAACTTCCGCAACCTGTTCGTTTACGCCCCGAACGGCAAGAAAGACGGCATTCAGGTGATACCGGTGAGCGAGGTGGCGGCCAAGGATGAGTTCGGCTCGATCAAGAACATCAGCCGCGACGACCTGCTGGCCGCCCTGCGCATCCCGCCCCAGCTGATGGGCATCGTCCCGCAGAACGCCGGCGGCTTCGGCTCACTGCGCGAGGCCGCCGAGGTATGGGCCGTCAACGAGCTGGAGCCGATTCAGGCGCGGCTCCAGCAGGTGAACGAGTGGCTGGGGGATGAGGTAGTGCGGTTTCGGGAGTTTGAGCTGCACCCGGTCCGTTAGATCATATAATCGGCGGATATCTTGAAAAGGAGTTTGAATGAACAACGATCAGCTGCAAGTTTTGGCCTTGATACTCGAGATTACTGGCTTTGGGCTTGCTTTTTTGCACGCATTTAAACCTCAGATATCGACTCGATTGAGCGACATGATCAATTCTGTATTGCTTGCTGTCGGAGCCCGCAAGATGGATTACGCCATGCCAGGTGTGGATTACGACGATGAACTAAAGGACGAGGAGCGCGGGCCAGCTGCGCTGGGCTATTTCGTTTTCGGCATGTTCAGCCTGTTCATCATCGTGCAGCTGAGCTTGTTGTTTGATTTCGGTGACGGGTTTCTGTGGGCCTGCTTGGAGATCGCGTTAGCCATCATGGCTGGCCCCATCGTCGCAATAATGCTGCACGCAACCCTATCCACTGCGCTTAACGCTTTAGACAGCCTACTGCTTTCGGCAGGTAACGGTGACTACGCAGTTAGTTTTGGCTTCATCCTCGCTGCGATAGGTATGGCATAGAGGTCAAACAAGTCTTTGATAGCACTCTCGCTTGGGTGCTTGTTATCTTTCCCCTGCTCGCTTGTCTTGCGGTTTACATGACGATCGTGAGCCATCGGAAAAAATGACATTGCCAGAAAAAGAAGCCGCCTACGGGCGGTTTTTTTGTGCCTCTGAACGGGCGCTTTTGCCGCCCTACAAGCAAGCAAGGCCCCAGCAAACCATACCAAAACGAGCCCTTCGAGTCCATCCTTAAAAGGCTCGAAAACCCCAGTATTCATGCGGCCTGCAGCCAACCCAGTACCTGCGTGCCAGGCCGTCGCCCGCTGACCTGCCGCCGCGCACCACCTATGTCACCAGAAGCCGACCGCGACCGGCCGGCCAGCACACCCAGGCCCAGCCACCACCCGGCGCGCGCCGTTGTCCCCCCACCTCACCTGCGGGCTAAATAGGTCGCTTTCACTGCAGGCCTGCACATGGCGCCAGGCGGGCCAGTTACTGCGCTGGCGAGGCGATCAATGGGCGGGAAATACCTGCGAATCCCTGCGCGGGAGCGCTCAACAGGCGCGCGCGTATGGCCTCAGAAATCGAAGCCGATTTCGAAAATAGGTAATTTTGGTAAGGGGGGGAGATTTTCACGGCTGTAGGCCGCGTATTTACTGGGCTGAAACGATTACCTCGGAAGGTAATTTGAGGTAAGGCAAAAGGTAATTTTTCTGTAAGTGCCTGATTCTAAAGGGTTGAGGATTTCTGGCTGCTGACCACTGATTTAGGTAATTCGATTACCAATTTATTACCCTATTATTACCTTCAACAAATCATTGCAACGCCTTGAATTCAGAGGGTTTTCAGACGCCTCAGAATCGAGATTACCTAAATTACCCTTTCCCGATGGGTCAAGCAAAATCGCTGTCATCCCGCGCCTGAGTGGGTTTTCCCGCACTCACCCGCATACTCATGGGAACACGCTGGGAACAAACTCGCGCTCTTTCGCCATGGCCCAGAAACGCGAAAGCCCCGGAATCCGGGGCTTTCAGCGTGTTACATGGTGCGGACGGAGAGACTCGAACTCTCACACCTTGCGGCGCCAGAACCTAAATCTGGTGTGTCTACCAATTTCACCACGTCCGCAAACAGCTTTTTAAACGAAAACGCCAGGCGGTGCCTGGCGCTTCGGAATATGGGGTGGACGATGGGGTTCGAACCCACGACCGCAGGAGCCACAATCCTGTGCTCTACCAACTGAGCTACGCCCACCATATTGCATTGCTTGTGCCAGAGACCAAGTTAATGGCGCACCCGGCAGGATTCGAACCTGCGACCATCCGCTTAGAAGGCGGATGCTCTATCCAACTGAGCTACGGGCGCTTTTATCTGCATTCAATGGAGCGCAGACTTCAAGCTCCGACTACCGAAGATAACCTTCTTAAGTCGTCTTACCCAGCAGCAGGCTGTGCTCGACAAGCGGGGCGAATCTTAAGGGGGTAGCGGCAGTCCGTCAACAGCAAAATGAAAAAAAGTTCATAAAGGTAAAGGGGTTACGCCAACTCGTTGATACAGCGTCTTTGCCAGATCGTACCGTCGTGCGAGAATGCGCGCACTTTATTCAGTCCTCTCCGATGGTTAATCAAGCGTCATGACCGCAAAACTGATCGATGGTAAGACGATCGCTGGCAATATCCGCCAGCAAATCGCCGACAAAGTTGCCGAGCGCACCCGGCAAGGCCTCAGAGTTCCAGGGCTAGCCGTGATCCTCGTAGGTACCGATCCTGCCTCTCAGGTATATGTGGCGCACAAGCGCAGGGACTGCGAGGAAGTCGGCTTCAAATCCACGGCGCATGACCTGCCAGCCGAGACCACGCAGGAAGAGCTGCTGGCGCTGATCGACCAGCTCAATGAAGATCCGCTTGTTGATGGCATCCTCGTACAACTGCCGCTGCCTCGGCATCTGGATGCCTCGCAATTGCTCGAGCGCATTCGTCCGGACAAGGATGTAGACGGGTTCCATCCCTACAATATCGGCCGGCTTGCCCAGCGCATGCCCTTGCTGCGCCCCTGCACGCCGAAAGGCATCATGGCACTGCTGGAAAGCACTGGCGTCGATCTGCACGGGCTCAATGCCGTCGTTGTCGGCGCCTCGAATATCGTGGGCCGCCCCATGGCGCTGGAATTGCTGCTGGCGGGCTGCACCACCACCGTTACCCATCGATTCACCCATGATCTGAGCGAGCACATCAAGCGTGCCGACCTGATCGTAGTGGCGACTGGCATTACTGGGCTGGTTAAAGGCGAGTGGATCAAGGAAGGCGCCATCGTCATCGACGTGGGCATCAATCGGCAGGCCGATGGCAAGCTGGTCGGGGATGTTGAGTTCGATGTTGCCGTACAGCGCGCCGGCTGGATCACACCCGTACCTGGCGGAGTGGGCCCGATGACACGAGCCTGTCTGCTGGAAAACACCTTGCATGCCGCAGAGCATCTTCACGACTGA